TTCCAGCGCCGAATGTCATGTTTTCAATGTCTTCAACTACACGGATGGTGACGGTTTTATCGCCACTGTCTACGATTGTAGGTTCATCAACAATAACTGTAGCCCGATTAGGGACAGTAGCGTCAATAACTTCAGTCTCTAATGCGACTGCTTTTTGTGCGGTAGCCATTGCCATAGTTTGAGCGGCTTCTGCCTGCTCATCAGCAAATGCTGCCTGCTGTGCTTCACGCTGACGACCAGTTGCGTCGCCTGGTTTTGCTTTTGATGTTGCCATGAGTGTTTTCTCCAATGTTAGTGTCTGTTAAAAGGTGAGAGGGGGCTTGCGCCCCCTCTCAGGGTTTTATTAAGTTATTAGTTGGTTTCTGCTACGATGATAGCCTGGTCGGTGATAAGACCCAAACCGAAGATTGAGTACCATGCTAATGCATGCTCACGACCGAAGTCTAGGATACCGCCGTCGCGCAATTCCACAGGAAGTGAGATAGCGTGACCGAAAGCGTTGTCACCAATGAAGATTGCTGAGTAGCGGTCTGCTGCACCATTACCAGTGAAGGTATTAGGTGTAGTGTAGCCACCACCAGAAGCAACTGTTGGATTGGTAACTGCAGTATCTGCTGAGTAACCTGAACCTGCGCCACCTGGAACCTTAAGAACCTGGGTGGTTTCGATGAACACGGTATCGTACAAACGACCGATTTCACCAAGCATGAAGTTACCTGGAGCAGCGTACTTCGTTACTTCGATGAATTCAGGATTGTCACGGAGCTTACGGCTCTGGTGAGGGTGTACGAATGCAACGTAGGTTTCGCCTAATCTTGGGATGTTCTTGGTTGCAAGTGTTTCGACAGCATCCTTAACCGTGTGAGGTGTAAGGTAGTTAGCACCAGCAAGAGTCGCACGGCTTGTAGCCTTTGTGCCATCTGCGTACCAGTTGTTAACTGCTGATAGGTTAGAGCGGTCTTCACCGTAGATTACAGAAGTCGCACCGTAAAGGGTGTCGCGAGAAATCTGGTCTAGGTAGATAGCCATGTTGCGACCCAATAGACGGGAAGCAGATGCCATGACATCATCGAATGATGCATTGAGAAGAAGTTCTGATACAGCAAGAGCGTAACCATGCTCAGAAACTGTGATTGAGAACTGCTGTGCAGTCAATGCATTTGTGGTCATACGTACGCCTTCAACCAATGGCTGTGCAAAGCCAAGGTTGTTGTAACGCATGAAGTTAATTTGCAAACCTGGTGCAACACCAAGTTCTGTCTTCTTTACAGCGAATTGCTCGAAGCGAAGAATCGGCATTGCCTGGAAAAGGATTTCCTTTGACCAGATTTGCTGAATCGCCTGAGTAAGCTGCGAGTTTGTGCCTGAATAGGCGGTAGGTGACGCGGCGAGATTGCCTGTACCTGTTAATGCGCTAGCCACTTGTGGACTCCTTGTGTAGTTTGTTTACTGAATTGGGGTATTAACCGAACTGACCTGTTTGGACTCCTCTAGCCTGTGGGCTAAGGAGATTGTCACGGAACTTAGCGTATTCAGTCAATGACATAGACGAAATGTCTTGTGCCGTAAACTGACGAGTGCCTGTTTCGATATCCAATGGTCCAGCACTCGGAGGAGTTGTGACTCTCGTTCCAGTCATATCCCTGCGAGCAGCTTGTGTAGCTTGCTGCACATTATCTAGGATACTGGAAGTCTTAGCCTTTAGTCCTTGAATACTGGCTTCGATTTCTTCGGGGGTGTTACCGTTAATCAATTCGATAAGTTCAGGAATGATGTTTTCACGTTCCTGCTCAATACGAGTCTGACGGTAACTCTGTAGTTCTGCGAATGTCTTTTCACGTTCCAACAGTGCAAAAGCACGTTCACGTTCTTCACGTTCACGCTCTAATTGTTGAGTAAACTCTTCTTCCTTAAGCTTTAATAGCTCACGAACTTCAAGTTCCTCTTCCTGCTTACGCTTTGCCTCATCAGCAATTACAGCTTCTTGAGCGGCTTTAGCAAAGATTTCTGCTTCTTTTTCTTTCTTGATAAAATCAAGTTCTTCCTTGAGTTTCTCAATCTGAGGGTAAAGCTTGTCCTTTTCCTGACTGCGGACCTTAGCAAGGTCTTCCTCAGTGTAGAACTTATTTGTACTTGTTTCTACTTTTGGACTTGGAACGATAGTGCTTTCTGAAGCATCTACCACTGTTGGTACTACGTTTGCCTCTGCGCTAAACGCATCTACGGCATCTGACGTTACAGATTCTGACATGATTATTTCCTTAGTTTTCTCTGGGTCGTTTTCCGAATTAGTGACACAAATGACCTAACAATTGTTTCTATATTTATTTTTGTATAATTAACTGTTTTTGTCTGCTTAAAACATCAACAATTACTCATTATCTGACGGAGGTTTACGAGTTGGAATCGTAGTTCCGTAAGCTTTTGTCACCAAGTCAATACGTAATTGCTGTTCAGCCTGTTCGCTAGCAATCGTTGCTTGGTCAATAAGTGGTGGCATCATTGGAGGTGCGCCTTCTTCTCCACCTGGTGCGCCACCTGGAGTAGCATTTTGAATAGGAACTGGTTGACCACCGAGACCACCCGAAAGCATACCTGTAAGGCTTGCAATAGTGTTCTCAATTTGAGTCTGTACCAATTTAACGGCTCCGTCAGCCTTAGCATCAAGAAGCAGTTCAAGGCGAATCTCGTCAAGTTTTTCTTCAGGGAACTCTTCACCAAGGGTGCGTAGCGCACCTGATTTAGATTCAAGACCCAAAGACATCTTGGTCTGCACTTCGTTAAGAATAATCAATTTATCCAAAGGAAGTGGTGGCATGAAATATACATAATTTTGGTAAGTTAACGGGTCATTAGGGTCAAGAGCCTGAGCCTCGCCCTGCTCCAAACTTCCTTCAACTGCAGGGTTCCATACCATTGTTTCTGGCTCTTTAAGCGCAAGGTTAAGCAGAATAAGTTCATTAATTCTTTGTAGCCCACGAGAGTATTGAATAATCTTCTGGTTCCATTTGTTCATCAAAGGCTGGAACTGAATAGAAAGCGCGACACCAGATGTGTTAGAAATAGGCTGTGCCATGCCCAAAGCTGTTTCAGGAACACCAGTCATTTCATGCATTGCTTTTTTAATCATTGCAAGGAAATCCATAGCGCCTCTAAGACCCTGTGCACCACCCTCAAGGTTCTCTACACGGGCATCTTTAGGAAGACCGCCCCAGACCTTGTTAGCACCCTTTTCTAATTGGCTAGCTTTAGCACCAATAATGACAGTAACAGGGGCAGCATGATAGTTAACAATATCGGCAATATCTGTCGAAACTTCGTTGTAGGTTCGGTTAAGTGGGATGATGTCATAGCAGTCTGCGAGTCCCCACGGTGAGCCTGAAATCCGAACGTTAGGGATATGTACCACAGGAATAATGCCAAGCGGATTCGGGCGCGAGTCAATAAGTTCATCGTTAATATACTCCTCAATAATATCGTCTGTAAGGATTTCCGTATAAGTGAAAACCTGACGTGTACCTTCTAGTGATGTTCCCCAGAAACGGTATTTAAGTTTGAAACGGATAAGGCGTTCACGGTCATGCGGGTGAAATTCTGGAAAACAAAACGATGCGTTTAGCGGAAGAATACGAACTTTACCTGGGTGAAAACGACCAACAGTATCGGTGTATGATTCTTCATAAGCAACTTTAACAAAGCAGTCACCAGATACCGAGCCCTGTTGACCCATTTCCCAAAGGACTGTGCCCTTATCGTTATCTACTTCCCAAACACGTTCTAGCAAATCTGGGACAATGCCCTCGGTCTGCTTAGGACTACGGAATTGAACGCCCTTGCCAAATGAGAAGTTAATGATGTAGTCTGTGATAGCACGGTAGTAGTTGAACACCATTTGGGTCTCACCAGCCTGGCGGCGGTAAGAGGTATGATGACCAAGATACATAGCCCAGTTAAGGGAGTAACGGTTTAGACGAGGACCGTGGACCTCAAACTCTTCATCAGCAAGTTCTACAAGCCCCAAAGGGGAAATAGAGATAGTTAGGTCAGATGATGCCGCCCGATAACTGGGTGGTGAGAAATCAATACTCACTAATCATCCTCCCTATCTAATAACATAAATAATACCACAGTTTCTAACCGCGAAGTCGCTCACCGCGAATAAGCCCACGACCAACAGGCTTTGTAACCTTCTTTTTCTTTGAAGCAAGTTGTTCATCCATACGCTCTTGAACATAATCACGAAAACGTGGGTCAATCTCTTTTTTAGACGAAACAAATTTACCGCCTACTTGTGCATAACGAGAGTGCACCCAGTGTGCGGCTGCTGGAGAGGGGTAAACACGGAACTTTGATTTAGCCTGTGCTACATACATGTTCCAGAGTTTTGGGTTAGCAGGATACTGCTTAGGACCCTCTTGAACTTCTTTACCTTGAATAAGAGCCATAATAAATCCTTAGACCCCCCGCCAAAAGACGGGGGGAACTAGGTGTGAGGTTAGTCTTGTACGACTGATGGGTTCAGACGGAACTGATGTCCACCATCAGCAAAGCTGTTGTCACCGTGGTCTGCGAATGCTTCAGAAGCAAAGTCTACAAGTACTGCAGGTGCTTCTACCCATGCTGCAGAGCCAACGTGTGCGCGTTCGCGCATTGTCTCTTCAGGGAATTTTTCGAATACATTCTGGTTATGGTTTGGACGACCAGGTGCTGGTACGTAACCCTGCATAGCGCCTTTGGTAAATTCCATAGGCACGTCTGTATCAGTTGCAATTCCTTCTTCAAAACGAAGTGGACCACGTTGACCAGGTAGTGCTGGGCTTAATGTACGGTCGTACACTGTTCCTGGGCGCTCAGGGAACTGAGGCGCTGGAGCGATGATTTCTGACATAGGGAGATTCTCCTTAATTAAGGTTGAGGTTCCTCATTTACATTGTGCCCGTTATTTGACTAAATGTCCGAGTAAACTCTTATTATCTGTAAAATGGGTTAGAACTTACTTCCGCTTCAATCATTGTTAAATCAATAGTTAATGAGCAAGCAATTGCTAAAGAATCTGCAAAATCGTCATGTGCATGGGCTTCTTCAGGAGCGGCAGCCATAAAATTAGGACCTTTAAATTTAGTTTCTAAGTCCGTCATCTGCTGATAGAAACGCTTCCATGCACGGAGTCTACGAGTTTTAGCGTGTGCTGGAAAAGATACCATACGTCGGTCAATAAGGGCTTTAAGGTGCTTCCAACGCTTTGACTGTTCTGACGGACTACTAGTTAGGGAAATGACTTCTGCTCTTGGTAAAAGCAGTTTGAGGCGTTGTGCTACGGCATCTCCAACCCCGTTAGCGTCAATACCTATCATAAACACGTTGTAGTTGGCTAAAAAATTAACAATCTGGAAATACTGGTCTTCCCAGTCATCACCCTGAATCTCAAGCCAGTTAAGAATACGGTGGTCATAATAGCCAAACTCATCTGGTCTATCCCAGTCAACCCAGACCACAGTAACAACCGTGGAATCCATTTTACGAGCAGGGTCAATGCCAACCACAACAGGAGTACGGTGGTAGGACTTAACGGTTTCCATGCTGGTATCGCTTAATTCGTCCATAACCGTAGAGGTAATAAACATACCTTTTTCAAGCATCCACTTGCAGTTATATGACATCTGAAACTCGTCAGAGTCCTCACCAATACGCAACTTTTCTTTGCTAACGAATTTGTCGTAGCGTGGGTTTACTTTAGCAACGTCCCGCCAGTCCCACTGGAAATGATTTTGCCGTTTTCCACGAGCAGTTTGACGACGCTTATTTAACTGAATAGAGCGGTAAAAGTTGTTTTTGACGTTTGTCGGTGTTCCAGTTTTTACCATAGTACCTGAGTAATATGCAAGCATAGGAGAGATAGATTTGGAAACAATAAAGTCATCTGCGCCTTGACACTCGTCAATAACAATGAGGTGGAACGACTTAGACTCGATTTTAGCGCGAGGGTTTGCGGTCATCATCATAAGGCTACTGCCAGAGTTTTTAAGAACAATTTGGCGGGATACGCCAGGAACCTTACCTAGTGAGTCATCAATTTCAGGGTCTCCAAGAACCTCACGTGCATGCTCAGAACTAAGGCGATTAACTGTTCTACCAAATAGAGTTTCTACCTGACCCTCAACTGGCGCAAACATGCCAATCCAAATACCATCTTTATATTGCCCTAAAAGGTCGGGATACATCCTAGCAAGACGGGGAAGCAATACCATAAGGGTAGAAACAGTATTAGCAATAGTCTCTGATTTACCCGACTGACGGGCTGCTAGAGCCGTAATCTCTTCACCGTCATTGATTATGACTGACTCCATAATACGGCGGGCTAGGGGTACCTGATAGGGGTGTAGAGCGTGCCCGACAAGTGCTTCCATAAAAAGCATCATTTTATCGATTAGTAAGTTAACAAATTCTTTGGAAAGTTCATCAATTTCTTCTTCCTCTGGCTCTTCAGAAAATGCATCATCTGACAGTTCTTCGCCATTGTCTACATAAAATTGATGTTCACTCATGTGTTTTCCAAACTAATTAAACGGTTATTTATAGGATACCTTAAAAAGTAGAGGCTCTAATGCTAAAGGTGCATTAGAGCCTCTAAGCCACTTTAGGAGAGAGGAAAGAAGTTAGGCTATATAAACTATACCACAGTTCTGCGATGAAGCTCTGAAACTAAAGCATTTATCGCCTCTGCACCAATAAGCATTTCTTCTATGCTATGGGTTTCACCAGAACGTTGGTAATTAGAAATGCAACGGTTAGTTTCTGACATAGCCTGGTCAACCCATGTAATTAAGTCTGGTGTAGCAATTTTTGATACACGGTTAGCTAACTTTTCAGGAAAAGGTTTTAGCCACGGTTCTTTTTTCTTTTTAAACATTAATCCCACTCCAATAGTTCATCTACTGAAACCTCTAGATGACGACCCCAAATAGCGGCTGTAAGAGCATCATCTTCATTTTGTGACTCGACCCACCAGCCGATAACAAAGGCTGGTTTAGTAAATGGAAATCTAAAAACTAGGCAACTGCCTCTACGAAACGGTTCTTCAATTTCGTTTGTCCAACCCTTTTCAACAATGGGAAAAGGTTTACGGTGCGGGTACTTTAACCCTGTTACGTATAGTGGTCCAATGTTAAGCATTAGTAGTTTGGCTCCTGCCCTCGTCCAATCTGAATAGATGTCTCATCTACCAGTTTAGCACCCTTTCCTTTACCAGCTTTAATCTTGCCCATAAGCTCTTGATAGGACACTGTTCCTCTTTTACGAGACCATGTTTGCGACTTTGTGGGTCCCATAGAGTGCCAGTTATCTAACCCAGTTTCTTTTAGAATCCTTCCTTTAGAAAAGGCATAATAAAACTCTTGCCACATTGATGGTGGGACGTCGTAGTAGTTCCAAAGCGTACCATCAGGGAATTCTACTGTTAGGATAAAGTTTTCTTCATCATACCCAGCCCTTTGGGTTCTTGGATGTGCGGGGTTAGATGATGAGGTTACCTCAAGATTAACTCTAGCACTAACGCTGCCTTCGTCCTCACCCCCAGCAGATATATTTTCTGGGGTTTTGTATGGGGAATCAAAGGTTGACTCGTCCATAAGATTTCTCAATTCTTGTGGGTCTGGAACCATTACTCTTCACATTCATGTAATTCGGCTTCGTCTTCACGAACTCTAGCATGGCAATCATAACACCGAAGCCACATAGGAGGTTCAAAATTATTCTGTACGGTGGCTCCAGCCTCAAAGTTAGAGCCGTCTTCAGCAAATGCTTGCTCATAGTCATAAACAACTTCAGGCTGTCTAAAAAGTTCTGCTGGAAATGGACCTTTAGGACGAGTTACCTGACTGGGTACAGGGTGTCCTTGAAAGGTTTGAATAGTCCTAATTACATGCGTCATATGTATAGAATAGCAAAAGGCGGGGGCTACTGCCCCCGCCTAATGACTAAATTTAGCTTGCGCTACTGCCTACACCGTAGTTGGTGTTGTTAGGGTCAACGTAACCAATCGCTGGACCAATAAGTCCTGAAAGTGCTGCAATAGCCAAATCTTTGCCGTTCGTATTTCCTGAAACGTACAAAGCCCATGCAGATGAAAGTGCTGCGTAAAAATAGTGGCGTACTACCGCTACTACTTTTTTCTTTGATGTAGTCGTCATGTTACTCCTATTATCGGTTATTATCTAAATGGTTCTCAAAACGTTCTTGTAGTTTGTCTACCTGCTTCTCAATACGGTTAACCGCATCACGCATACTAGAGCCACCATTAGGGACGTATTGTGATTCCACCTTTTTAATTCTATCATCAATTTCATCTAACTTGTCAAGTCGGTTAATTACCTTACTTACCAGTTTAAATCCTGCCCAAATTAAAGCTAAAATCTCAAGAGTGGAAAGGATTAACTGGGACCAAGAACTTGCGTTAGACAACATACTCTGAACCTTAAATATAGTAAAAACAGTTACTATACTATTAAACAGGAAATTAGAATATAAGTCCCAGTAAATTTGCGTTTTGTCATATAGATGTACTAAGATTCAAAAGTAATCACTTAGGAGAATAAATGTTTTTACCAATTCGTTCTGACGCTTTTTTACCATGTACTCAGGTAGACCCAGAGTTGTTTTTTCCAGAAATGCCAAGTAAAGATGAGCCAAAAAACATTGCCGATACACTTTCTTATTTTGAAAAAGTGAACGCGGCAACGGCTATCTGTAATACATGTGAATTTACTACCGAATGTCTAAAGTATGCTTTAGAAAATAGGTTAGAGGGTATCTGGGGAGCCACTACAGATGATGACCGTAAAAAGATTAAGCATCAGTTGGCTTTGCAGAAGCGTCGTGAAAAGCAAAAGAGCGCCCCGTAGGGCGCTCTTTCGTTTAGTTAGGTTTAGAGACCGTAGTTGCGAGTTAAATCGACTACAGTAGCGTCTGTGGTGCTTGTAGCCTGTGCGGTAACAAGCAAGTTCTTTGGACGAATCTTCAACGTAGAATCAGTTGCTGCAGTGAATACGCCTTGAACAATAATCTGGTTTGTACCAGAGATTGATACTGCGCCAGTTGTTGTAACACCTGACTGACCAACTACAACATCACCGAAGTTGTAAACAGTTGCTGTAGTAGCACTGCTGAAGTTAACAGTGTCACCAATAGCCAAGTTATGAGCGGCTGATGTGGTGAACGTAACCTGTGATGATGTGGTTCCAACAGTTGCGGTTAGGTCTGTAGCGAACGTCAAGTTACCTTGCTTTAGACCTGCTGAACGAAGCGCCTGAACAGCGTTTGTAAGCGTTTTACCTGTAACAGTTGGCACTGGGAAGGTAGGCGCAAATGTTGGGTAACCAGAGCGTGATGTAGTGTTGATTTCGTGGCTGTCAAGACCTGGAACCAAGTTACCACTTCGCACTGTGTATGCTTGACCCCAGCCGTTGTCGCCTGTTGAAACGTATGCAGTACCAGCAAATGTACCACTCTGTTCAATAGCAATACCAAGAACAGTTACGGCAGCAGTCGCAGTGTTAGCAATAGCAAAGGTGTTTGCAGACAAACCAGCAGAGATAACAGATGCATCAGTTGCATTGTAGCCTGTTGGAGTGAATCCAAAGATGTTTACCTTATCGCCAGAAGCAAGACCGTGTGCGTTAAGTGTGGTGTAGCGTACGTTAGTTCCGTCGCCTACAACGCCTGTTCCAGCAGTTCCTGATACACCAATAATTTGTGAGGTGTTAGCAGGTACCGTGAAGGTCTTTGCACCAGTTGTGGTAACAACAGCGTTTTGTACGTTGTAGTTAGCGTTAGTTCCACCAACAACAGAAGCAGTCTGACCTGAAATCAAGCCGTGTGGCTGTGCAGTTGTGATAGTGAGGGTCTTGGTAGCAGCGGTAGCACCTGTAGCAGAAGCAACAGCAATTTGGTAACCACCAGATGTGATTGCTGGTTCGATGGCGCCATTTGTAGCGTCAATAGTTCCAACAAAAGTGCTGTTAACCGTTACGTTTGTAGCACCTGTTGAGGCTACTGTGTGGCGAACGTTCACTGAATTTGGTACGAAACCCTGCATGTGAATAATCTGACCAGCAACAATACCGTGACCTGAGCCAACAGTTAGAGAAATCTGAGTACCGCTTGCTGTAGCAGCAGAAACTGCAACACCTGCTTGACGGTCATCATTTGGCTGGATTGGAAGTTCTTTACCCCAAGCACGGTCAATCTGAACGTTGTCTACTGCAGTTGGTGGTAGCCAGCTCTGTGTTTTCGTAGAGCTACCGTAAGGTGACTTAGAGACAAGGGCTTGCTGACTTACAGTTCCACCAGTTGTAGCAGATACTGATGTTGAAACCGAAGTACCTAGTGGTGAAGTGACGGTAAATACGGTGCTACTAGTAACAGAGGCAACCTGAGCCACTGTGCCGTTAGCGGTGCTTGAGTTAGCGGTTGGGTCGAAGTTTAAGTAAGCTCCTGTAAAACCGCTGATAGATACTGGCTGACCAACCACAAGATTGTGAGCACCTGTAGTGGTGTAGGTCAATACAGCATTACCTGAAGTCGACGTTGCCGTTGCAACAAGAGCCAATGCTGGGTCTGTTACAGGCGGATTGCTCGTTGAGTACGAGCCTGAGTCGCGTAGATTTGGCATATAATTTCCTTAATAACTAGTTATTTTTTGCTAGCCCAAAATATTACAGTACTGTTTTGAAGGGGGTGGACTAACTTTTCTAGTGTATCTAGTTTTTCAAAAAGCGACTGCCTAAACTGCTTAATGTTTCTTGTGCCAGTCCTTGGTCGCTTTAACGCCTGCTTTAACGGTTTTAGCCCCAGCTTTTTTGGTTAAATTGATTTTGTCGTACTTGCCATTATTTTTAGCAGAACCAGCGTGGTCAACGATTACATCGCCTTTTTTCTTATATACGCGATGAAGCTTACCGTCAGCAACTACAGCCGCTGACTTCTCTGTTTTTTTCTTAGTAGCCATTATTTCTTCTTTTTCTTCTTAGCGGCGTTCATGTTATCTACCAGATTAGGGTAAGGACGACCAGCAGCCTTAGCAGCAGCCTTAGCAGAAGCCTTCTTCTTAGGAGTAAGTTTTTTATCTTTTTTACTTGGGTCTGGGGTATCCCAAACTTTTTTAGCAGCCATTACTTTTTTCCCTTCTTTGCATCATTGCGCTTAGAGATAGCAGCAGCTTTTTTCTTAGCGTCAGCTTTTGATGAGGCGCCCCAAGCCTGCAGAGATAGCAATAAACGGGTTGGTTCACCATTTGGCTTACGCTCTGGACCAGGAGCACCGCCCATGCGAGCAAGAAAAGATGCTCGGCGAGGATTATCGCCAGACTTAACTGGTGCCTTTAAGTCAGAACCAGGGTGTGAAGCCTCATAAGACTTACGACCTTTTTCGTTAAGCCCACCCTTTTTATTTTTACCTTCTTTTTTCTGCCATTTTTCAGTCATTATTACTCCTTATTCATTCCACGGCATATAATCTTTAACACCTGGTACTTCGTCGGGACCAATTTCCGCTCCCGTATCTACGGCACGACCAGTAGCAAAGTATTCTTTTCTGTGTTTTCTATCATCTTTACCAAGATACAGACCCCTATCCAAATGCCATTCTTCTTTAGCAACTTCTTTAGGTGCTATTTTAATGTCTTTATATTCTTCTTGTTCTCTTGGATTTGGATTAGTCTTTTTTTTGTAAGCAATTTTTTTACGGTAATCTTTGCTTTTCCAAGGTTTAGGAAGTCTCTTAGGTATCATGTCTGATGTTCTCCATTCGCTCCATCGCCTGGGCTACTGTATGAAAAGATTGAAGGCTCTTCATTTTTATTACTAACAAATTTGCGTAAACCAAATCTAGCATCTTTTATAGTCATTGGCATGGCTACTGCCTCAGTAAAGCTACTGCTTCGGTTCATTTATCCCACCGATTCCATTGTACAAGGTCAGTAGGTATGCCTCTTACGCCACCAGTTACCTTAGTAATAGCGTCACGAAAATCTCTTGGGTTAGCCTTAGCCCTGTTTTCTAAATAACGGGCTACTGCCTGCTGTTCGAGGTCTGACTTTGGTTGAAGATTATTACTCTTCTTCTTAGGCATACGACCTACTTAGAACTCATCTTTAGATTGTGGAAGACCCGTGTCTTCTCCAAGTTTAGACCAGAAGTCTTCACTATCCTGACTAGAAAAACCACCTGCTGAAGCATCATCTGATGGAGCTGCGCCACCTCGTGCATTGAAGCGTGATTTAGCGGCACCAGCGGCTCTTCTTCCAAGCCTTGCTATGCCTCTACCAACAACTTTAGCGCCAGCAACTCCAGCCTTACCAAGTTCAGCCCAGTCTTCAGCAGTAATGCTAGGACCGCTTTCTTCAAATTGTTGACCAGACCCCATTGATGTTGCTCTATCAGCAAGTGCTGTTTTCTCATGGGCTTTAATTGCGTCCCACTTATCTGTACCAATAGAATCAGCCTGCACGTCAACCCAACGTTGGTCCGCATGTTCTTGGGTACGAACATTAGCTAATGCGCGTTCTAGTTCAACTTGATTTTGAAGTTCTTTTTTAGAGCCGCCAAAGAACTCACCTGAGCCAGCCTTGCCCTTGTTTTTCTTGGCTTTACCTTTTTTACGCGCTGCCGCTACGCCAAGAATAGGGTTTTGACCTTTACTTTGATTGCTACCTGAAGCGTCGCCTAAAGCGTTTAAATCCAAATCTGGCATTGTTAACTCCTAAAACTCTAAAACTATAATACTTAATAGTTTAGCGTTTTTATACTAACTATTACATAAATACTAACATTATATTTAGTTATTTAAATGCTTATCTTCACAATCTCTAGCCAACGCTGGAACTACGTAGTGTTTACCACACCAATCGCAAGTCCAAAGGTCATTGGTCATGTTACTAGTTTAACGCCCGTGACCCGCTTTGAAGTGTGCAACTCTACTTCTTACTTCACCGACTGCTTTAGTAGTTACTTCTTTGGCTTTAGCCTGAACTTCAGGGTCCTTAGCGGCTTCAAGTCCTTTATTTACGACTTTTTCAGTGCCTTTTGCGGCTGCAACAGCCAAAAGAGGATGACCAGAGGCGGCTACTGCTCCACCAACAAGCGTACCTGCAGCACCAGCAGGGTTAGATGCAAAATCTTTAACGGCTTTAACCTTTTTAATCAAGCCCATTACTTCTTCTTTCCTGCACGACGCTTATTTTCTTTTGCTACATTTTTAGAATGGCTCATTGCTTGAAGATTTGACTGCTTATCGTGACCTTTACGACCACCGTTGTCTTTATGGTCTACATCGGTGTTTTTAGAAAGTTTTTTGCCTGTTTTTTCCTCATAATCAACACGGGCTTTATTACTGGAAGTGGTTTCCCATTTTCCGTTTACTTTTTTCTTGTACACGTAAATAGGGCGTCCACCATTTTGAGCAGAGCCTTTATAGGGACCAAATTTCTTTACCTCAGACATTTATCCTACCTTTGGTATAGAAACTGCGCCAGCAACCTTAGATACTCCAGAGAATTGTGGAGCAGCACCTGGAGCTAATGACGAAAGGTTTACTGTTCCAGCGACAGGTCCGTTACTTTCCTCAGGACTTGGCGCAAGGTTTGGCTCAGGATTTGGCGTAGGTTTTGGCTCAGGATTTGGCTCAGGGTTTGGTGTAGTATTTGGCGTAGGGGCTGGGGCTCCAGAAGCCGTAGCTACTGCTACTCTAGGGGCTTTACCCACAGTTGACCTGTCGTAGTTTACGTGTGTCCAACCGCCACCTTTTCTAGTTTGGATATCAGGACTCCAGCCTAAAAACTGACCCGCACCGTGACCGCCCCATACTTTGTTATACGGAACTTTACCAATGCGATTTCCATTAATATCTGTCGAGTAAACATAACCACCACCAGCAGAAACGGCTGCATGACCAAATTCGCTACCTTTGTAAAATACGGATACCCCCGCTGGTGGAGCACTTGTGTAAACCGTACCTCTTTTTAATACCGTGTTGTAGTGCTCTTTAGCGGAACCATAAACACCACTATGCCCTAAGATTGATTCTTGGGTATATGCATCGCACATTTCAGAATCATGTGGCAAACCGTTCCAGTGAGCGGCACGAGCAACAGAAGCCTTCCAATCAAGACCACTAGCTTTAGGTACTTTTGGTTTTGGCGAAGTAACTGGTTTAGGGATATCGTTAGGAGTAGTCATTAGTATACCCTCGGAATCACTACGTCTTGATGACCGACGTCACCGCCCCAATCAGGGGGGAACGGAGGTTTTTTATTTGGGTCTTCTTTTGGCTTATCTTCTTCGGGCTTTACAGGTTGTTCTGTTCCCTCGCCCTTTGCAGTTGGACCAGTAGAGGTAGCATCTGATTTGGTAGCGTGTGTAGCAGCTTGAGCAGCGGCAGCTTGAGCAGCAAGTTCAGCGGCGTGTTGAGCAGCAGCGGCTTTAGCAGATTGCAGATTAGCGGAACCGTCTGGCAAATGTAGATTAGTGGTATCAGCAGGAGCGCCTCTTGGAACAGTTATTTCTGGCTTAACTTCTGTTGGGGCTTCTTTTACTTTTGAGACTGCAGGAACAACGTCTTCACCCGCACTCTTAATTACTGGACCTTCAACACGCGAAATAGATGTTGCAGCCTTTACCCCAGTCTCTAAACCTCCTGCAGGAAGTGCAGCGTGAGGAAGTAC